GGCGGCGCTGCCGGCACCCCTGATGGTGGTGTAGGCGGTGGCCCGCAAGCAAATGGTACGCAACCTGGAGGTGGCGGCGGGAGTTCAAATTCCGGCACGATCGCCAGTGGCGCAGGTGCAGCCGGCCAGATCGCCTATACGTTCTATATCTCGACCGCGACATTTGTTCCCAATGGCGGCGACATTGCGAAACTCGCTGCGCCGCGCCGACTTGACGAGCTCGCTGTTGCGCCGATCGGCGTTCCCAAGGGCGAGTTTCTGCCGAATTTTCTGTCGCAATGGCTCGGCCAGAGCGACATCGCGCGTTTGCCGCCGATTCGGCCAGTTGATGACGTCCGCAATCCGCCGGCGCTCATCGTCGTGGCGGTCATCCCGAACTATGTGTCGCAATGGCTGGGCCAAAGCGACATTTTGCGCCTGCCGCCGATCAAGCCGCTCGACGACGTGCGCAATCCGCCAGCGGTCGCCAAAGGCGAATTTCTCGCCAGTTTTGTCTCGCAGTGGCTCGGCCAGACCAATATTGCCCGGTTGAATCCGCCGCGCCCGCTTGACAATTTGGAGGGCCCTGTCGGGGTCGCAAAAGGGGAGTTTCTATCCAGTTTCGTTTCGCAATGGCTGGGCCAAAGCGATCCCCCGAAACTGCCGCCGCCTCGAGGCCTCGACAATCCTGCGGCTCCCCTTGGCTATCTCGGCGAGTTCATCCCGAGCCTCGTCTCGCAATGGCTCGGTCAGAGCGACGTCGCTCGGCTGCCTGCGCCGCGTCCGCTCGATAACCCGGCCGCGCCGCTTGGCTATGCCGGCGAATTCACGCCGAGTTTCATTTCGCAATGGGACGTCGGCGGCGACGTATTTCTGCCGCGCCGCCTGCTCAATTGGGATTCGGCCGTCGCGCTTGCGCGGTTCATAGTCCCGCCGCCTCCGCCGCCCCCGGTGTTTAGTGGAGTTCTTTCGTATCTGCTGCAATTTCGTTCGCTGTTTGAGGCCGTGAACGATCCCGTCATGCAACAGTATAGCAAAGTCGCCGGTCAGATTGGCGTGCCGATCGGCATGAATTTCAATGTTCTCGCGTATGTATCTGGTCAGATTTTGACGGGTGGATACTTGATCCTGATAACGGTGCAGGGTCTAGCTGACCAAGCGCTGCTAAATCATCCGAATTTGGTGCTGGCGACGGTCCGTCCGGTGACGTCCACGAAACAGACCATCATCACGACGCGGCTGCCATTTTCGGTCTCGCAATATCAATTCAACATTCAGGGCGCCGGTCCCGTTCCGCTTGGTTGAAATGATGGGGCCGATGCTGGCGCTTGAGGAGCTGCGCAACAAATCTCCGGAGGAGATCGAGGCCGGGATTGCAGCGCTCAACCCGCTCGACAAAGCGCAAGTCCGCCAGATGCTCGCCGGCGAGCTGGCGACGCAGCGGAGGTTGACCAAGCTCCGAGAAGCGCGCCGATGGTCGCCGCGGTCCTACCAGCAAAAGCTTTGGCGCTATCTCGAGAAGGGCGGCACGCGGGCGATTGCGGTCTGGCATCGCCGCTCTGGCAAGGATGACGTCGCGCTGAATTGGACGGCGGAGGAGGCTTTCCGCCACGTCGGCGAATACTGGCACATGCTGCCCGAAGCGGCGCAGGGGCGAAAGGCGATCTGGGACGCGGTGAACCCGCACACCGGAATGCGCCGTATCGACCAGGCGTTCCCCGCCTTCACGCGCAAGCGCACGCGCACGCAGGACATGGCGATCGAGTTCACCAGCGGTTCGCTGTGGCGCATCGTCGGATCGGACAATTACAACAGCCTCGTCGGCTCGACGCCGCGCGGGGTCATCTTTTCGGAATGGGCGCTCGCCGATCCTGCCGCGTGGGCGTTCCTTCGCCCGATCCTGATGGAGAACAAGGGCTGGGCGATCTTCATCACCACCCCGCGCGGCGAAAACCACGCCAAGAAGATGCTCGATTTCGCGCGGTCGGACGATGAGTGGTTCGCCGAGACGCTGACGGTCGAGGAGACCGGGATTTTCACCAAGGAAGCGCTCGATAAAGAGCTGCGGGAAATGCAATCCGAGCTTGGCCTCGAGGAAGGCCAGGCGCAGTTCGACCAGGAATATCATTGCAGTTTCCAGGCCGCGATGATCGGCGCCTATTACGGCGCGGCGCTGCGGCGGATGCAGAAAGAGGGCCGGGTCGGCAATATTCCGATCGATCGCGGCGTCCTCGTTCATACGTCCTGGGATCTGGGGATTTCGGACTCGACCGGCATCTGGTTCATCCAGTGTGTCGGCAAAGAGCGCCGCCTCGTCGACTATCATGAAGGCTCGGGCGTCGGGCTCGATATCTACGCCAAGGTGCTCGAGGAGAAGGCCGCGAAATACGGCTGGACCTATGGGACGCACTGGCTTCCCCACGACGTCGAGGTTCGCGAGCTCGGCAACAAGGGCCTGTCGCGCCGGCAAACGCTCGAAAGCCTCGGCATCAGGCTGAAGACGGTGGCGCAGCACAATCTGCACGACGGCATCAACGCCGTGCGGCGGATGCTCGATTACACCTGGATCGACGAAACGCGGTGCGAGCGCGGCCTCGCCGCGCTGCGCCAATATCAACGCGCCTGGAACGAGAAGACGAAAATGTTCTCAGACGGGCCGCTGCACAATTGGGCGTCGCACGGCGCCGACGCGCTGCGCACCTTCGCCGCGGGGCATCGCGAGCCGAAGGAGAAGCCGCCGGGATCGGGCAAGATTCCTGATTTCCGCTCGCATGCCCGCTCGAGCAACGGCTGGATGGCGCGCTGATGGTCGCAATGCTCGCCCCGTCGGACGACGACAAGGTCGCCGTCGAGGACGATGACGTCGTTAAAGAGGCCTATGAGCGCTTCGAGTCCTGCAAGGATTTCCAGGGCAACGAAGACGACAAGGCGCGCGATGACATCAAGTTCGCCAACGCCGACCCGCTCAATATGTGGCAATGGGATCCCGACGTTTTGGAGCGCCGCGCTGGCGAGAACGGCGAGGACGATCTCCCCTGCCTGACGATCAACGTCACCCGCGTCCACAACGACCTGATCATCAACTCCATGTCGAAGAATCGATATGGCGTGAAGATCAAGCCGACCGGCGGCGTCGCGACTTACGAATCGGCCAAGATTTTTCAGTCGCTGGTCAACCGCATCGAGTCGATTTCGAAGGCCTCGGCGCACTATCGCAAGGTCGCCGAGCACCAGGTCGACGGCGGCATCGGCTACATCATCATTTCGACCGATTACGTCTCGGAACGCTCGTTCAACCAAGAAATCTATCTCCGCGCTGCGCGCGATCCGACCGGCGTCTATCTCGACCCGTGGGCGAAAGAGCCTGACGGTTCCGACGCGCGGTTCGGCTTCGAATTCGAGCGGATGAGCCGCAAGGAGTTCAACCGCAAGCACAAGAAATGGAAAGGGGCCGTTGCCGCCGCGCCGCTCGGGCAGGCGATGGAGCTGTGGATCACCGACAAGGAAATCGTTCTGTGCAAATACTGGCGCAAGAACGAACAGCCCGACACGCTGATCGGCTTCAAAGACGACGACGGCAAGGAGACGCTGAAACTCGCCTCCGAAATCCGCGAGGAATCGGGCCAGGACATCCTCGACCAATTGCTCGAGGACATCGAAAACGGCGTGATCGACGGCCAGACGCGCGCGGTCTCGCGCGATAACGTCGAGTGGAAGCTGATCGCCGGGACGACGATCGTCGATGAAGGTGAGTGGGCGGGCAAATATATCCCGATCTGCCGCTGCCCAGGGCGCGAGATCGTCATCGACGGGACGCTCGATCGCAAGGGCCACACAAGGCCGCTCATCAACGCGCAGCACATGCTCAATTACAACGCGAGCGTGAGCGTCGAAGCGGCGGCCACCGCGGTCAAGTCGCAATGGCTCGGGCCGGCGCGCGCCTTTGAAGGTCAGGAGCAATGGAAAAGCGCCAATCTCAAGCGCTATGCGGCCCTGGCGTACACCGATATCGACGAGGAGGCGTCTGGCGAAGATCGGCGCATCGATAAGCCGGAGCGCATCGATCCGGCGCAAGTCGTGCCGGCCTACCAGGCCGGAATGCAGGACGCCGAGCGTCAGATGATGATGATCTCGGGCCAGTTCCAAGCCCAGATGGGCGAGAACGACACCCAGAGCGCAGCGTCGGGCAAGGCGATCGGGGAACGCCAGCAACAGGGCGACACCGCGACCTATCATTTCCCGGAGCACCAGAGCGACATGCTGCGCTTCATCGGCGTGCAGCTCATCGATCTGATTCCGAAGATTTACGACACCGAGCGGATGCTCCAAGTCGAGGGCGACGGCGACGAGAAGCACTGGATCAAGATCGATCCCTCGCTCTCCGATCCGATGAAGGTCATCCAGGAATCGAAGGACGACGAGGAGGCGACGAGGCTTCTGTTCAACCCGGCGGTCGGCGAATACGAGTGCGTTTCGGACCCGGGCCCGAGCTATGCGACGCAGCGTCAGGAGGCATGGAGCGCCTTCGCGATGATCATGCAGCAGAGCCAATGGGTCGCGGCCTGCGCATCCGATTTGCTGATGAAAGTCGGCGATTTCCCCGGCGCCGAGGAATTGGGCGAGCGTCTGCGCAAGGAGATCAAGGCGACCAAGCCTTATCTGTTCGACGACGGCGCGCCGCCGCAGCTCGCCGAGGCCCAGCAGCAATTGCAGCGCCTCCAAGCCCTCAATGTCGAGCTCATGCAGAAGCTCGCTCACCGCGACATGGCGCTCAAAGGCCGCGACGAGCGTCGCGACATCGAGGGGTTCCGCGCCGAAACCGACCGCATGTCGGCGATGGTCGAGGCCATCGCCAAGATGGTTCTGACGCCCGGGGAGCGTGAGCAGATGCAGCACGAGATCGCGCTCAAGTCGCACGAGGCGATCCTCGCCAACATCACCAGCGCCAATCAGGCGGCGATTGACGCGCAGAGCGACCAACAGAGCGGCGCGCCGCAAGCCGGAGGTGGACAGTGAGCATCTTCAATCTTCCCGGTCTGGTCATGAGGATCGACCGGACGAACGACGGCTGGACCTTTTCGGCCGCGTATGGCGGCGGCTGCGTGTGGGGCGAGAATCGCGCCACTTCGACCGAGTGCTACCTCGAGATCGTCGACATGGTTTCGCGCATCCGCGGCGCGTTCGGTTTGGCGTGACGCATGGGAACGAACATCAAAGTCGGCGGCGAGGTCGTCACCACCGAGCAGGCGATGAAGCTCGTCGACAAGCTCTATGCGCGGGCGGCCGATCTCGCCGGCGCGTTCTTTGAGGGCAACCGCTCCAAGAAGTTCCGCGCCAACTGGAAAAGCGCCGACGATTACGCCGAGGCGAACAAAAACGCCTTCATCGCGCAGGCGCGGGCCGACTTTTCGAAGATCCTCGCCAATCCGAAGGCCGACCCGAACGAGCAGCGGGTTTGCTATCTCGCGCTCCTCCTCGAGCGCGCTTTCTCGGAAGGCCTCAAGCAATTGGGCCGCGAGACCGACACCCAACTGCAAGTTTTGAAGGGGACCGCGCAGTTCGAGGGCGATTCCCACGAGAACAAGAAGATCGCCGAGAAATTCGGCGAGAGGCCCAATCTGCGCGCCCAACTGCGGGCGGGCGCGGCGAAGCTCGCAAAGACTCACCCCCTCCACTGAGGCCAACATGACCATTGAGGCACTGAGGAAATATCTGCGCGTCGCGTTCGACGGGGCCAATGACGGCGGCGCTGGCGGCCTGGCGGGCGCGATCGAACCCGCCGCGGGCGATCCTGCTGCGGGCGATCCCGGCGCTGGCGATGCGGGCGATCCCGCGGCTGGGGACCCGCCCGGCGGCGATCCCGGCGCTGGCGATCCGGCCGCGGGCGCCGGCGCGCCGGCGAGGAAACAGCCAAGCCCGATCATCGCCGAGCTGGCGCAGCAGCGCGCGCGCCGTCGCGAGGCCGAACAGCGCAACAGCGAACTTGAGGCGCGCGCGGTCAGGGCCGAGCGCGAAGCCGCCGACGCCAGGGCGATCGCCGAGCGGCTGGCGAAGGGACAGGGGGGCGGCGCCGGCGCGACGACGACCACCGCCAGACAGCCGGCCGAGCCGACGAACGATGAGGCGGCGGTCAATCAGCGCGCCCAGATGATCATCTTCCGCCGCGACGTCGACCAGATGCGGGCACGCGCCTTCTCTGCCTTCGGCGAGGCCGATTTCAACCAGTCGATCGCCTCGCTGGCGGCGCTCGGCGCCGACACCGTGAATTTCGTTCAAGACGTGATGGACGTCGACCAGGACAACGCGCACGTCCTTTTCCATGAGCTTGCGCAGGACGAAGCGCGCACGCTGCGTCTCGTCAACATGACCCCCACCCAGAGGATTGCGGAGCTCACCCGAATGTCGATTGCGCAGCAGAACAAAGGCAAAGGCGGCGACGCCGGAGACGACAAGGGCGGCGACAAGGGCGACGCCGGCAACGGCGCTGCTCCCGCGCCGAAGCCTGGCGCTGGCATCAGCCGCGCCCCGCGTCCGGCTCCGGCGGTCACGCCGTCGGGTGGCGGCAAAGACCTTCCGCGTTTCTCCGACAAGAAATCCGACGCCGAGTTCAACAAGGATTTCGACGATTGGGGCAAGCGCCGCTCGCGTCGCTGATTTCGCTTTGAGGGTAAGCCGTAGCGGGATCGGCTCCGCAGCACCGGCCGCGCCGGGACACTGAGAGTAAGCGGAAATCTCTCGCCGCAGCGACCGGAGCTTATCCGGGTTCTCCCGCATCGGCTCGCCTCGGGATCGAGCTTCACCGCAGCGAAGGGCTGCACCCCCTCAACGCGCCTCGCGCGCATCCCGAGAAAGGCAGGCGCTCGTTTTCGCCCGACGTCCATCGTCGGGGGAGACATTGGCCTGATCCGGCACAGTCATGGCTAATAACCTCCTCACCCCGTCGATGATCACGCGGTTTTCGATCCGCATGTTTCTGAATACCAATTATTTAATCCAAAATATTTCAAGGCAGTTCGAAGACCAGTTCGGCGAGGCCGGCGCTAAGATTGGCGCTCAGCTTCGCATCCGCTATCCGAACCAATACACCGTGACCGATGGTCCCGGAATTTCGCTCCAGGATACGCTCGAACAGCAATTCCTCCTCACCGTCGCCACGCAGCGCCACGTCGACGTCGCCTTCACCAGCGCCGAGACCACGCTCGATGTCGACGATTACATGGAGCGAATCGTTCTGCCGCGCGTGAACGCGCTCGCCGCCAACGTCGCCGTGCAGATCATGGCGAACACGGCGCCGTTCATCCGCAACATCACGGCCAACGTCGACGGGGCGAACAACATTCTGCCCGTGACCGACACGCCGTTCGCGCTCGCCCGCGCGGTGCTCGAGGAAAACTCGGCGCCGAATTTCGGCGAAATGGGTATGCGCAAGGTCGTCCTCGCGCCGCGTTCCGACTCGCGCGTGCAGTTGGCGTTGCGCGGCCTGTTGAACCCGGTCGAGAGCATCAGTCGGCAATATAACTCCGGCATGATGTACGAGGCCCTGCAATTCCGCTGGTTCGAGGATCAGTCGGTCGTCTCGCACACCACCGGATCGTGCACGTCGGCGACAGTCAACGGCGCGAACCAGACCGGCAACGTCATCACCATCAGCGCCCTGGTCGGCACGATCAATCAGGGCGATGTGTTCACGATGGCGGGCGTCAATGCGGTCAACCGCGCGAACTTCCAGTCGCTCGGCACCTTGGCGCAGTTCGTGGCGGTCCAGGCGGCGGCGGCGGGCGCGACCTCGCTCACCATCTATCCGCCGATCATTCCGCCGGCGAATCCGAACGTTCCCTATGCGGGCCTGCCCTACACCCCGCAGCAGTATCAGACCGTCACGGCGTCGCCCGCCAACAACGCGACGATCACGCCGTTCGCCAACGCCTCTGTCACCTATCGCGAGAACATCGCTTACGTGCCGGACGCGATCACGATGGTTGTCGCCCCGCTGTGGATTCCGCCCAACGAAAAGGGCGTCATCGCCGCCGCGCGCCACGAATACGATGATCTGTCGATGCGGAGTTTGGTCACGTATGAGCCTACTACGGATCAGCCCATAGATAGACTTGATATACTCTTTGGGTCCGGAGTCCCTAGACCAGAGTGGGGGGTGCAAGTTGCCGATTCTACTCCGTAATACCTGCTATATACTAGCAAGTTGACTTAGCGGACATCAGATCGTACAAAAAGCGAACCCCGCAGGCACGCCAATGCCTACGGGGCTCTGACCACCACGATCGAGCGAGGATCGAAATGGCTACTGAGATAATAGAACGCGCCGCCGCGCGCGCCAGTGGTCTCACCCGATATTTTACCGGCAAACCGTGCAAGCACGGTCACGTCGCTGAGCGCGTCGCCTCGAATGGTCGCTGCATCGTGTGTCTGTACGATGCAGAAAAGCGCTACATCGCGGCTCATCCAGAGAAAATTCGCGAAAAACGGCGTGATTATGAGCGCAATGCCGGTCCGGAGCGCAGGGCGGCGCATAAGGATGCCGACAAGCGTTGGCGGGATGCCAATGCAGACAAGAATGCTCTCCGCAAGAAACTTTGGGACGTTGCGAACCCAGATCGCCGACGCAAGCACGGAAAGAAATGGCGCGACGCCAATCCCGAGAAAATCCGCGTCAAAAACAAGCGCTACAAGGCGGAGAACGCGGAGAGACTGGCGCCGATCGCCCTTGAGCGCACGCGGCAATGGGAAAAGGACAACCCCGAGAAGGCGGCGGAGAACCATCGCGTCGTGCGCCGACGTCGACGCGCTCGCATTGCCGGCATCGAAGGCGACCACACTCGATCCGAAACTGACGCGCTTTTGAGGGCGCAGCGCTTCATCTGCGCTGAGCCGACATGCGGCGCTGACATCCACAAGCGTCGGCATTTGGATCATATCCATCCTATCGCGCGAGGCGGCTCGAACGGCATCGAAAATCTGCAATGGCTTTGCCCGAGCTGCAATCGGCGCAAGGGCGCGCGCGATCCCGCGGAATGGGCGCAAATCAACGGCCGGCTGCTCTAGCTGGTCACAACCACCAAGGGCGCTTCGGCGCCCTTTTTCTTTGGAGAACAGCGATGGCCTTCGATTCCGAACAGCACGAACTCCACCCATCCGGCTTCATGGTCGACAAGGAAGACGGGCACCCGCTCGGCATCGTCCAGGCGCCGATCGCCAAGCACCCCGACAATGGCGCCGACTATCCCAAGTGGGTCAAGGCGCACGAAAGCCACCTTATTCGCAAACAGGTCGGCGAAGCCTCGCACGTCGCCGCGCCGATGTTCGCGCAGCTCTATGTCGACCGCGAAGGCGCCGTGAGCGTGCTGGTCGACAGCGCCGAGGAAGAGGCGATGGCGATGGCGCCGAAGGTCGAGGAGACCGCCGCCGCCGCGCCGATTCCCGCGGCCGCGCCGCCCGCCAACGACGGCGATCACGAGCCGCCGCACGCGGCCTGACGAAACCCGCTCGGCGAACTTTGCGGCGTCCGACACTTACGCGGCCGGACGGCGGGAACGGTGACGCCCCGCGGCGCGCCGAGCGGCCCCTCAACCCCAGACAAGAGGACAAGCGAATGGTTGACGTATTCAGCGGGCCCGTCGATCTCTCGGCGGTCAAGTCGCCGGTCTATCTCGATCCCGAGATCGCCGGCGAAGGCTATAAGGGCACGCTTTCCAACGGCGATCCCGATCTCGAATGGCGCCCGGCCGAGGTCGAGGCCAATCTCCCGCGCTACGACAAGATCAAGGCCCTGGCGCACCTGTTCGCCAAAAAGCCCTATCGCGCCTTCCCGGCGATGCTCTACCACCCGAGCGAGGATCCGGTCGTCGTCACTAGCAACGAGGAATCGCTGAAATACCGCGTCATCTTTCGCGAGACGAACGCCGAGGAAAAGGCCAAATATTCCGGGCAGCGCTTCACCTGGGACTATCTCGGCGCGACCGAATGGCGCTCGATTCCCTTCGCGCGCGATTTGAAGCCGAATGTTCACAACTCGAGCGGCAAGAACATCGTCCACTTCGACCGCACGGCCGAGCTGCAAAACGAATTGATCGAGCGCGTTGTCCTGGGCGCGACCGAGGCCATCGCCAAGGCGATGAACATCGCGCAGCCGAAGCCGCCAGGCGCGCCCGCCGGCCAGCCGGGGATCGACCCCGCTTTGTGGTCGCGTTTCCAGGCCTTCGTCGCTTGGGAGGAGGCCGGCAAGGCGGCGCTTAGCCCGGCCGCGACGGACGTGCTCGACGCCAACGCGCATCTGCTCAGCGACGGCGAACCGGATGAGACCGAAGCGGCCGAGGCCGCGCCCGCGACCTCCGCGCTCGCTGGCTCCACGCGCGTCACTGCCGCCGAGGAATTGGCGATGTGGCGGACCGAGGCCGAGCGCGTCGGCGTCAAGCCCGACAAGCGATGGGGCGTCGAGCGGTTGAAAGAGGAAGTCGACAAGGCGATGGAGGCCTGACATAGACATTCCCGCTCGTTCTCAGTTCGCCAGCCCGGACGCCTATCTGCGTGCGCTCAAAACCTACGGACGCATCGGCGAGCAGGCCGAGGAGTGCATCACGGCGCTTTTCGAGTCCATCGTCGAAGCGGACGAAAAGCCGGAATGGGCGCAGCGCGCGATTCATCTTCGCAGCGTCCATCTGCGCGCGCCGATCGTCGTCTATAATCGCGCGCCGATCATTGCGGCGCTCACCGGCAGTCTGCTTGCTTCCGATCTCGAGCCGATGCGCGCCTGCTACGGCCAATTCGACAAGCTCGACGATGGGACTCCGCTTTGGAGTTTCATTGTCGAATGTCGGCCGGCCGGAGATCGGGCGTGGTGGATTCCCGAGCAGCCCTCGGCGCAGGCCTTGGCCCACTGATGGCGCTGACCTTCGCCGACGTCCAGAAGCTCGCACAAGCGGCCTGGACGGGCAACGGGAGCGTGTCGCTCTCGCTGAGCGGGGCGCAGGCCGCCGTCACCCACCAACCGAGCGGCGCAACAGCGCCGTTCGATCTCACGCGAAAAGACCTCGAGCGCGATCCGCAGACCTTCGGCGAGACAGTGCTCGCCCCTGCGCTCGCCGTGCTCAAGGACAAGATCGGGGGATAGCAGAATGGCGAATCCTCCGGCCGAACCGGCGCTTCCGGTCGATAACGTCCAGCAGCTCATCGAGAACATGGTCGTCGACGCTGGCGTGGTAGGCATCGACGAAGACATCGAACAGCCGATCCTCAATCGCGCTTTCAAGCAAATCAATTGGCTGATCGCCCAATGGGCGCGCAAGCGCTGGCTGGTCTATCGGATCCAGGATTATTCTTTCATTTCGACGGGAGCGCTGGCCTATCCAGTCGGAAACGGGCAGATCATCAACATCAATCCGCGCCCTGATCGGCTCGAATACGCCTTCATCCGCTTCCTCAACCCGTCGAACAACCAAGGGCTGCCGGTCGACATCCCGCTCGAGATCATTCCCTCGCACGAGGACTATTCGCGCATCCGGGTCAAGACGATTGGGACGCTGGCCTGGCAAATATTCTATGACCCGATTTGGCCGGTGGGAATGCTGTTTCCGTGGCCGGTGCCGCAGCCGACGATCTACGAGATTCACGTCGGCTTCAAAGTCGTCCTGCCGCGCTTTGCAAGCCTGCAACAAGCCATAAATTTCCCCCCGGAATATGAGGCGGCGCTGAATTGGTGCGGCGCGCGACGCCTGCGCGCGAGCTACCAACTGCCGCCCGATCCGGCCGTCGACGCCCTCGCCCGCGAAGCGCTCGCCGTCATCCGCTCGGCCAACACCGCAATCTCGACTCTCTCGATGCCGAGGGGCGTCCGCACGCGCGGCCGAGGCTACGATTACCGCGGTGATTCTGGATAGGAGAACTATGATGAAAAAGATTCTGTTCGCCGCCTTCGCGGCTTTGCTCGCCGGAAGCGTGATGGCGCTCGGCTCCACCGGCACCCCTCCGGGAACCGGCTTCCAAATGGTCGACGGCGCTTGGCTCAACGGCCTCGCCGGCGGCGTGAACAATGCTTACATCAGCGGTCTCACCGCGGCCGGCACGACGCAGGCGACGTGCACGCCGCTCCCCGCTGGCTACTACCTCATGGAAGCCGACACGGTTTCGGCCAGCACGGGTTTCTGTCTGCCCTTCGCCTACCAGGGCGCCGACATGCTGTTCTACAACAACGGCGCGCAGACCGTGACGATCTATCCCTCGATCGCGAACAACCCGATCACCGCGGCGCAGGACACGATCAACAACACGACCTCGGTCACGGTGGCGAGCCATACGTCGGAGGCCTTCTCTTCGGCCAAGAACGGAGTCTGGTTCGCGAAGTGATCCGCCGCGAGCTGTTCGGCTGGTTCGACCCGAAGGAACAGGCTTTCCGGCTGAGCAAGATTCCGCCGGATTGCCCGATCCGCCCCTGCCTCACCTTCGAAACGAAGGAGGAGACGCGGGAATTCATCCAGCGCAAGCGGGCTACCGTCCATTGGTGGCCGCCCCTGCCTGATCGCGTGGCGGAGTGGTTCGATGCTGCGCTCTGACGGCCTGATCCCACTCAACGGCGGCGCGTATCAAGGCCGAGACGCGATAAGTAATTGGCAGATTTGTGAAAACCTGTTCCCGGAGCTCAACCCGCAGGAAGTCGATCCCGACGTCGCCGTGACGCACTATCCGCGCGAGGGCTTGCGGCCGCTCTCGGCGCCGCCGGCGGTCGGCCTCGGCCGGGGCGTCTTCACCGCTTCCAACGGCCAGCTCTACGCCGTGGTCGGGGCGAACGTCTATTACATCGACACTGCTTGGACGTGGCACCAAATCGGCCAGATCGCCGCGGGCAACACGCCGACGTCGCTCGCCGACAACGGGACGAATGCGGTCCTGGTCGACGGCAGTCCAAACGGCTATCAGATTTCGCTCGCCGACGTGGCGGGGACCAAAGGCGTCATCGTTTCGCTCGGGGCGATCACGCCGGGGGCAGGCGGCGGCGCTGATGCCGTCTATGCCGCCGTCCCTCTCACCGGAGGATCAGGAGCGGGCGCGACCGCAAACATCACGGTCAAGGGCGGCGTGGTGACGGAAGTCGATATTGTCGGCGGAGGAGACGCCTACATCATCGGCGACGTGCTCTCGGCCGCGTCAGCGAGCATCGATAATGTCGTCGGGTTTTCGATTCCGGTCGCTTCGGTCACGGCGTTCACGCAAATCGTCGACCCCACCGGGTCATTCGTCGGCTCGAGGCGGGCTGATTTCTCCGACACCTTCCTCGCCTTCGCCAATCCCGGCACGAACGAATGGATCGTCTCGCTGTCGAACCAGGTGGCGTTCAATGCGTTCGTCAATGCGGCGAAGGACTCGACGCCAGACCCGATTCAGACGTTTTCGTTCAATCTGCGGCAGATGTGGCTGCTCGGCACGCAGCGATCGGAAATCTGGTTTCTCGCCGGCTCGACGCCGTTCCCCTATCAGGAATGGCCGAACCTCTTCGTCCCCTACGGTTGCGTCGCCGCCTATTCGCTGGTGCGCGCCGGGGCCTCGCTGTTCTGGCTGTCGCGCAATCCGGAAGGCGAGGGGATCGCCGTCAAGACGGTCGGCGAGCAGATCGAGCCGATTTCCACCCGCGCGCTCGAATACGAGTGGGGAAACTACGCCCGCATCGACGACGTGATCGGGGGAACCTATCAGCGCGGCGGCCACACCTTCATCATCTTCCATTTCCCGACCGCCGATCGGACCTGGGCTTACGACACCGCGACGAAGCAATGGCATCGCCGCACCTGGCTTGACGGGCAGGGCGTCTCGCATCGCGAAAAAGTGGCCTATTACGCCAAGGTTGGCGCCGATGGCGGTTATGCGCCGACAAACGTCGCGCAGGACTGGCAGACCGGCCAAATCTACGCACTCGACCCCAAGTTCTATACCGACAACGGGCAGTCGATCGTCTGCCGGCGGTCCTTCCCGCACATCATGAAGGACATGAAGGAGATCACCCACGTCGCGTTCGTGGCGGATTTCTCGACCGGCAACATCGTCGGGGTCAACGAAAAGCCGATCGCCGGGTCGCCGGCGCCGGCGCTGTTCATGCGCTACAGCAACGACGGCGGCAACAAGTGGTCGAACTACCGCCGCAAGGGGCGCGTCAGTTCGGGCAACTACCGCTCGATGATGCGCTGGCGCGGCCTGGGCATGGCGCGCGATCGCGTCTACGAATTGTTGTGGAGCTATCCCGGTGAATCCGCGCTCCAAGGGGCCTATGTCGATCCGATCGAGCATGGCGCATGACGGCGCCGGTCGAGAGCGTTCCGAGCTCCTCGCCGCTAGTCGGGCCCGACGGACGCTCCGTCAATACACCGTGGTACTCGTTTTTCGTCAGCATCTTTAACGCCCTCGGCGGGGCAGGGGGTAGCGCCAGCGCGCTACTCGACACCTTGTCGAGCATCCCCGGCTCGATGCTGCTGCGCGGCGTCGCGTCGTGGGCGGGGCTTCTGCCGGGCGCGCACAACGCCGTGCTGCGCATGGGCGTCACCTATCCCGAGTGGGACACGCTCGACGGCAATAGCTTCGCGCCGCAGGCTCAGAACACGCTCTTTGCCGGTCCTGCGGCGGGCGCCAATGCGGCGCCGAGCTTCCGCAAGCTCGCCTCGGCCGATCTCGCCAACGTCGCGGGGCAGATTCCGGGAACCGGCACCAACGACAACGCGGCGGCCGGCGACGTCGGCGAATATGTCGCGAGCCAAGTGATCTCCGGCGCGGCGGTGGCGCTCAGCAGCGGCATTGCAGCCGACGTCACGCACATCACGCTCTCGGCCGGCGATTGGGACGTCTGGGGGTCGATCTCGACCGCGCCGGCGGGGAGCACGACGCAGAGCGATATTCGCGGCTGGACGAACACGATCACCGCCGCCGATCCGCTGCCGCCCAACAGCGGCGCTTATGCCGAGACGCAGATGGCGATTGGCGCGGGGCTCGCTCAAACCTTGCCGATCGGGATGCAGCGGATCTCGGTCGCCAGCGGCGTCAACCAGAACGTCTATCTCAGCGCGGAAGTGACGTTCGCGACATCGACGCTCGGCGCCTATGGCTTCATCGGCGCGCGGCGCGTCCGGTAATCATGATCAGACCCTTTTTCGTCCTGGCGCTGCCGCGCAGCCGAACCGCTTGGCTGTCGCGCTTCCTCACCTATCGCGAATGGATTTGCGGCCATGAGGAATTGCGCCATGTGCGCAGCCTCGAGGATGCTAAATCCTGGCTGTCGCAGCCCTTCACCGGCAGCGCCGAGACGGCCGGGGCTCCATTCTGGCGATTGCTTCCCCGCTTCGCGCCGGAGGCCCGCGTCATCGTCGTCAGGCGCCCCGTCGACCAGGTGGTTGCGAGCCTGTTGCGGCTCGACACGATGGGGGCAGGGGCCTTCGATCCCGTCCGCCTCGAGCGCGCGATGCGAAGGCTCGACGCCAAGCTTGACCAGGTGGCGGCGCGCTGGCCACGCGCGATCGAGGTCGGTTTCGCCGAATTGGAGCGCGAGGACGTCTGCGCGCGGGTTTTCGAGCATTGCCTCCCCTATCCCCATGATCCGAAGTGGTGGGGCCTGCTCGCCAACGTGAACTTGCAAGCCTCGATGGCGGGGCTGATGCGCTACATGACGGCCTTCGGGCCGCAGATGCAGCGCGTCTCGCTGCAAGCCAAGCAAGCGATGCTGTCCGATCTCGCGATCAGGCCGAGCGCGCCGATCGAGGGCGTCGAATTCTCCGTCGAGCCGTTCGAGACCTTCTATCGCGACTGCCAGGAATTGTTCGCCGAGCATCTATGCGAGGTCGGCGAGTCGCCGCTCGCCTACAGCGAGAAAAACCTCGAGCTGATGAACTTTCTCGACAAGGGCGGCGGGATGCAAATCCTCGTCGCCCGCTGCAACGGGAAACCGTTCGGCTACCTGATGAGCGAACTTTCGCCCTCGCGGGAACGACGCGATCTCGTCTCGGCGGTGCACACCGGATTTTTCGCCTCAAAAGCGATTCCTGGCCTCGGCCTCAAAATGCAGCGCGAGGCCTTGCGCGTTCTGAAATCGCGCGGCGTCGGCGAGGTCTGGTTCCGCGCCGGGCCGCGCGGCGACGGGCCGCGGATGGGCACGCTCTATCGCCGCCTCGGCGCCGCCGATGACGGCGCGCTGTACCGCCTGAATTTGCAAGGGGCTTAAGATGGGCATTGCAGCGGCGGCAGCTATTGGAGGCGTCGCCACCCTCGCCGGATCAGTCATGCAATCGAGCGCGTCGCAACAGGCGGCGCAGGAGCAATTGCAGGGCACGCAAGAAGCCATCAAGACGCAACAGGGCATGTTCAACACGGCACAAAGCGCCTTGTCGCCCTATTATACCGCGCCGGCTCAGTCGCAGGCGACGCTGCAATCTCTCCTCAATCCGAGCACCGCGCAATCGACGCTCCAGAACCTCCCAGGTTTCCAGTTCGCTTCGCAATGGGGCGATCTGGCGACGACCAACCAACTGGCGGCCGAAGGACTGGGCGGTTCGTCCGGTCCGCTGGCCAAGGGCCTCTCCGACTATAATAACGGCCTCGCGCAGACCTACTACACGAATTATGCCAATACATTGCAGCAATCCGTGAATTCGGGCCTTGGTGGCGCTTCTGCACTCGCCGGCAATGCGACCAATACCGGTCAGGCGATCGGGCAGACGCAGCAGGCCGGCGCCAACGCGCTGGCTGCGGGCACGCTCGGCAGCGCCAACGCGCTCGCGGGCGGCTTGAGCAGCGCCGGCGGCTCGCTGTCGACCGCGCTGATGCTCAATGCGTTGAACGGGAGTGGGGGCGTAGGTTCGTATGCGGGTCTATCTGGTTCCGGTCTCCAAGGTGCAATCAGCTCCATGTCACCCACGCTCAACGGCAATATGCTCTATTGAGGGTCTGATCAATGCCGAGCGCGCTCTCCGCCAACCTGATGCCGCCGCCGGCGCCCAACCCCGACCCGCAGGGCGGCGGGGGTGGGGGCCCGCTGAGCGGTCCCGCGCTCGCCGGTATGGGCGCGCAGCCGGGCGCTGGCGCGCCTGGCGCGGGGCCTGGGGCCGCGCCGACGCCGGGCGGCGTGATGCCCCCGCCGCCGGGCCGCGGACAGACTGTGGCCGCGCTGCGCCATTTTTCGATGATCGAAAACGAGGTCAAGAAGCTCCTCGCCGATCCCGAATGCGGCAAATCCGATCTCCGTTCCGAAGTGATCGACGGCATGACGGGCCTGGTCTCGCAGGGGATCACCACCGCGGCCGATGCGGTCAGGGAATTGAGCAATTTCCCCGACAAGCCGTTCGATCAGAAACAGTGGCTCGAGGCGCACCTGTCGCAAGCGGTCCAGGCCTCGAACGCCGTGCTGCAACATCACCGCATGGCCTTCGCCGGGCAGGATATGCCCGAGAATGACGTCTACGATCCCGACAACCACACCGGGACGATGGACGCTCTGACCAAGCAATATCAGGGGGCGCAACGTGCCGGATAACCCGATCGCGTCCCTCTACCCCCAGCCACAGCCAATCGGCGGCGGTCCTCTCAGCAATCCGTCGGGCGCTTTGGGCCTGATGACGCAATTGCAGCAGCTCAAGCAATTGCAGTCGCAGCAGGCGGTCGGATCGGCGTTGCAGGGTGCGGTCGGACCGGATGGGACGTTCGATTCCGCCAAGGCCTTATCGGGGATCGCCGCCAATCCGAACGCGGCCTATGGCGCTGGGACCGGCATCATGTCGGCGCTCGAAAGCCGCAACATTCAGATCGCAGGCGATACCAACGCCTTCAATCTCGCGCGCGGGCAGAACGCCTCATTGCAGGATGCCGCAGGCTCGCTTGCCAACGCAGCCAATCCGACCGATGCGATTAATATCCTGACCGGCATTGCGCGACGCACGAATGTCCCGACGCCGGTCCTGACGAGCCTCATTTCCTCGATCCCGCAAGACCCGAAGGCTTTTCGCCAATGGGCCGGGCAATATGCGAGCGTCGGGCAAGGACCGGGAGCAGCGAACGCGCGCTCCGCAGTCGTCAACCCGGATGGCAGCACGTCGCTCGTGCCGCAAGCGGCCCTCAATACGGCGCCGTCCGGTCTCGGGAATGCCGCCGGTCCCGCTGGCAGCATCGCCCCCATGACGGCGGCGAGCCAAGCCGCCTACGTGAAGGCGCAGGGCGATTCCGCGGCCATCAGCGCGTCGCTTCGGCCGGCCAATCAGGCGCTTGGGCTTCTGCCCAATCTTTCGGCGTCCGATTTCGGTCCGGGATCGAACGAATATGCGCAGGCCAAATCATTGCTCATCAGCGCGGGTCTCTTGCCGCCGGCCGCGACCGATGTCCCGATCCGGCAGGAGTTCAACAAATATCTCCATCAGATGGTCGGCGGGATTCCGGCGTCCGGTCGCTCCGACGAAGCGCAGGCTCTCGCGACGGCATCGAGCCCAAACACCGATCTTACCCAGCCAGCCAATGCGGAACTACTCAAAAACATCATCGCCATGCAAAAGCAGAACGCATCGGTGTCTCAGGCCTATGATGCGACCAATCCCGGCGACAAATCGAAGGCCGGCTTCAATCAGTTCGCCTCGACCTATTTTCAGAATACCGATTTGCGCGCATTCCGCTTCGATACAATGACCCCGCAGGAGCGCCGGACCACGCTCGACGGTCTTGGCAAGCCCAATTCGCCCGCGTATCAGAAGTTCATCAATTCGCTGCGCATCGCCCGCTCAGCCGGCGCCGTGACGCCGGACGCGACCGCACCTGCGGCGCAACCGACACCCGCCGGGGGCGCTCCCAATGGACCCTGAGAACGATCCGCTCGCGCTCTCGCCAAACGATCGGGATTTGATGATCCGGACCGTCATTGGCGAGGCCGGCAATGATCCGAGCGCGCAGGGCGTTGCGGCGGTCATCGCCAATCGGATGTGGCAAACCGGCCAGTCGGCCGGTCAGATCGTCCTCGCGCCAGGGCAGTTTGAGGCATGGTCGAAGCCCGCGCAACTGATGAAATATTCGCCGACCGATCCGGCATATCGGGCAGCAGCGCAGATCGTCGATGCGGCCGTTTCCAGCAAGACACCCGATCCGACCGGCGGCGCGACGCAGTTCTACGCGCCCGACGCCCAGAAGGCGCTAGGGCGCCAGCCCCCGGCCTGGGACGACGGCACCGGCCAGCGCATCGGATCCCAACTGTTCTTTGGCGGCCAGCAAAGCGACCCACTCGCCGGCTTCGAAATCGCGCCCGGGGCCAAGAGCGCGGCCGCGCCCGCCGATGATCCCCTGGCGGGGTTCGAGATCGCGCCCTCGAAGGCGGCGAAAGCGGCCTCGAGCGCGCCTGCCGCGGCGGCGCCGGCCGCCTCGAGCGCGCCTGACGATCCGCTGGCGGGCTTCAACGTCGCGCCGGCGGCTCCCGCAGCCGCCGCAGCGGCGCCCGATGTTCCCGCCGATCGTCCGCCGAACCTTCCCCATGCCTTCACGCCAACGGAGGCGTTGCGGGCGGCGATGACTGCCAAGCCGACGACTGTCGATCCCTACGACCCGATTCTGACGCAGCTCAAAAGTGCGCTCGGCGGGGCCGGGAGTTATCTCGCCGGCCAGGTCTCAGGCCTCCCCAGCGCCATCACCTCGGATTTCTCCGCCGGCAGGAGCGCGCTGGCGAGCGGTCTGGATCAAATCTGGAAAGGCAATTGGGACACCTCGGTCAAGGGCGCGCCGCCAGCTCCGCCGCAGCTCGTCGACCGCGGCGAACGCGATCTGTTCGGCAATCCTGTTCTCCACAGCACCGCCGAATTCCCAAACAATCTCGCGGTCAATCCCGGCGGGGCGCTGACGGCGCTTGGCGGGGCGGCGCAAATGCTGACGTCGCCGCTCACTGGCGCGACGCGGCAGTTCGTCGAGGATCCCGTCACGCAGGCGTCCGGCAGTCCCGACATCGGCGCGCGCGCCGGCCTGGTGGCGAGCTCGCTCGCCGGCCCGCTCGCCGGTCGCGTGGTCGGGGGTGCTGGTAGCGCGCTGGCGGATTCCCTCATCGGCAAGATCGACCCGGCGCGCGCTGCGCTCGCCGCCACCGCGCGCGACAAGTTCGGCATTCCCATCGGCACCGGCCAGCTTTCCGAAAACCCGCTCGTCAACGTGCTCAACTCGACCGTCGACAGCCTGCCGGGCTCGGGCGGCGCGGCGGCGAAAACGACGATTCAGACCGCCTGGGATCGCGGCGTCGCCTCGACCATCGGCGAAACTGCCGATCGCGTCACGCCAGAGGTGCTGGCGCGGGCGCGAACCCGCATCGGCGCCGTCTTCGACGACGTGGCGAACAAAACGAACATCAATGTCGATCCGCAATTGCAGAACCAATTGCAAACGACGATGCTCGACGCCTCGCGCGGCCTGACCGACAGCGAATTCCGCGTCGTCAGCAACGCTTTCGACGATCTCATGGGCAAGATCGGCCCGGATGGAACGATCGCGGGCAAGGATTACCAGAACCTCGTCAAGTCGAACACGTTCTTCAACAAGACGTTGAACAACGGCAATTCGAATATCTCGAACGCCGTCGAGGAAATGAAAGACGCGCTCGATGACGCAATGGGCCGTTCGGCGCCGCCCGAGGTCCAGGCGGCATATGCGACGGCGAAAGATCAATGGCGCAATCTGAAAACGATCGATCCGCTGGTCGCCAAATCACAGACAGGCGCGATTTCGCCGCCGCTGCTCGCCAATGCGATCAATTCGAGCCGCTATTCGAGGAATGCGCTGGCCTATCCCGGCGGCGCTGGCGACTTGGGCGATCTCGCGCGCATCGGACAGGCGTTCCTCAAGGAACCGGCCAATTCAAACACGGCGCAACGCGCTCTGAGTTTCGGCGCTTTGGCGGATGCCGGAACGGCGCTTGCCGCGCTACCGTTCTCGCTCACCGCCGGTCGGGCGGCCGGAAGCGTTCTGCATAGCAACTGGCTCGCGAATGACCTGATCAATCGTAGCCTTCAATTGAGGTCCCCTGGGCCGCTCCAACGCGCCGCCGGTGTCCTTGGAACCCAGACGCCGCAATGGCCGTCCTTGAGCGCCGGAAGCGCTCTCAGCAACGTTCTGGCGGGAAGCGGTAATAAAGCGATCAACTCTGCGCTCTCGCCGGTTGGCGCGCAAAATCCATAGCGCGACTTCGACGTTCGAAAATTGGCTTCTAACCCAAGACGCGAGGCCGAGGCCGATCTCTTGATCTAGCCCGTAACTGAACGGCCAAACTCGCATAAGGACTCCTGATGCTCACCAGACTGCGCGCCCTTGGCGTAGCGGCCACGCTTGCGCTCGCCCTCTTTGGCGTGCTCGCGCCGCGCGCCGCCTATTCCCAGGCTACTCAGCTTCCGAACGGGGAGCAATGTTTCCAGGCCACGACAGGGGTCAACGGCTTCGTTGGGACGCTCGGAATCATCACCGGCGGCACGGGCGGGACCGCGGGAACCTATGGCGGCGTCGCGCTGACGGGGGGCTCCGGCACCGGGGCCACCGCCAACATAACCGTTTCGGGCGGGGCGGTCACGGCCGTTTCCATCCTCAATCCGGGGATAAATTATCTCGTTTCCGACACCTTGTCGGCCGCCTCGGGCAACATCGGCAACGTCACCGGCTTCTCGGTTCCGGTCGCCTCGATCGCGATCAATTCGGCGGTCGCGGGCGGCTCGGTCGGCATGTATCTGCCCGGCACCTTGACGCCGGCGCAGACCTGGCAGAACG